GTAATATGAGCAGAATGGAAAAATGCCAAATATGTATTAAAAAGAAAATTCTGAATTTGATTAAGTATAAAATCAATTACAAAACAAAGAAGATATTTTAAAATATGATAATATAAAAATATTTTCGGGTGTAGTTCCATATGTGTGCGAAAACTTTGATTTTAAAGTACCACCTGCCAGTCTTGTAGATGATAAAGCAGTGTCACCACTTTAATCTGACTCAGACTGCTTATTCTGCCCAAAAAGAGTAAAATCAATGAGGACAAAAATAAGAAAGGAAAATGAGAGCTTTATTAGATCACTCAAAAGGCGATCTCCACACTGTTTTAACTAGATTGGTTCAGATGTCGATGGTGAACCATTGTTAGATAAAGATCATCACGAGAGAAGAGTGATAATAGAGTTCTTGAGAAGAAGCCCAGAATAACACGAGCAACTTCTTATGAACTATGCATTTGGAGTTCCCAATTTTGAATTGATGGTTGAATAGATAATACTTTTCAAACCAAAAGAAAGAGAAATAAAGGATGCTGGAAGAATATTTGGAGTTGCAAATTACAATTTTCGATAAGCTGTTACATCAGGTGAAGAATATGCAAGAAAGCACTTAATGAAATTATTGCACGAAACAACGCTTACTATGAGTGGTACCCAGGCTGATAATAAGTTACACTTATTCAGTCAGAATACTTGGGATATTCTGTAAATTTTCTAGCTCATGAGTGGTGATTTTACAAAATGGAATCTAAATTTTAGGTATTGGAGTACATTTCCATATTTCAAATTATTTGATGCAATAGCCACATCAGGGATGTTGTAGAAATCAACACATCCAGACTTGTCAGCAATGAAATAGTTAGTTTTACCAGATACGATCCCTAAAGATATGAAAAAAGACCATTTAGATAAGAAGCTAACAGAGTTATGGGGCAATTTCGGCACACTTGAAGACTTGTTACAAATTGGCGGTGTTGAAGGGATGAGACAAAAACCTTGGACAATTGTCACTATGGCATTATTTAGATATGCTGAATTTATAACAAAAGTGAAGATTGATTTGACATTGCAAGGAGACAACACAGAGACAAAGATTTATGCCCGCAGAAGCCAAGAGTAAATTTACGAGTATAATGGTAAGAAATAAACAAAAAATCATGATGTTGATAAATAAAGAAAAACATTATAAAATATTTGCAGATATCATAATGTATATTTAAAAGAAACTGAGAGCTATGTATCAAGAAACATTGCAGTATAATCAAAAGTTCTGTGGATAAATGGACATAAACATTACACATGTTTGAAAAAAGTTTCCAGAGTGAATGCACAAGTGAACACAGCATAACCTTGTGTACAAGATAGAGTCGCAGGAATATAATCCGATCTCATGATATTAATGGAGCACACACCATAATCATTTCATAATTATGAACTTATAACTGCATCAGCACTTTATGCAATCATATCTGAATAATTACTTATGCGAGGAGTATGGGTTTAACCTTCAAACTTGTGGGTTAAAAAGACTGACTCTATGAACAATAATCATGTTAACTTAAATAAAGGGTTAATATTAAATACAGATTATTTGAAATTGATGCTAAATACTGGAACAGAAGGAGTTGGTTTTTCAACTTCAAATCCATAAGATGTGTTAACAGGAGGACTTGAAGACAGATTACCATCAAGAGTGAAGTGGCTTCAGGTGCTCAAGCATGCTAATCAGGGTGAGTCAATTTATGATAAAATATTAAATGGGTTTTTATGCAGTGATTTATATGATGAAGATTATGATCTAAGTATTATGATCAAGAGCATGAGATCATTGCCGACAAAGAATAAGTGGACACCAACATCGGAACTCAAGTCAAAAATTCGTGACTGGCTTAACAATAAGATAGGAACTTCTGAATTCGCACGTGCCATATCTAGAAACAATGAGCCGTTAGCAGTACTAATAAGATTTGTTATCAAGACAATGAATCCCTGTTTCCCTGAATTTCTCGGACCCATACTAAAATTTACAACTATGGGAATAGATGATGAACTACTAAGTTCAGTGATGAATTCAGGAACAGCACATAAGTAAGCCGGAACTGGGATTGAGTTTGATTTAGCAATCCAGCGAGCATTAATTTTATTCTGGTATAATTCATTCGAATTATTTAATTGTATAAGATTGAATAAAGAAAAATTGCCACACTATGATTGTATATGTGATACAGTATCATTTATCCGCAAAAAAGTTTTTAACAAGTGTAATGATAATGGTATTAGACTGTTATATAATGAACTTCAATAAACTTCAGCACAAACTTGTTGTTTTTTATTAGACCCTATTTCAAAACCACCAAAAAATCGTGAACCAATGTTGCAATGCAAGACCATTAAAGCTGATAAAATAGGGAAGATGTAAATGAATACAGAGATAGGGCCTGAGATCGCTTCAACTGAACAAAAGACAATATCAAAAATTAAGATCACTTATGATGAGTAAGGTTTAGATTAAGATGAATTAAGGGATATATTCAACATGTCACCTGACTTATGTGAATTATTGATCCTTGCTGTGTGGATCCGTGATGGAACTCAGAAGTTCAATAATCTAAGTCATTTTTGTCTGCAGCTGATTATGATATAGACTGATTTGAAACCTGTTCATTTAGCAAAGTTTAAAGTCACAATCGATGGTGATATATAACATAGATATAGATCATCATAACAGGAGAAAATATCAAAGATCATAGCAAATTTAACAATGACAACATAGACTCGTGTAAATACTGAGTGTATTGGGAAGTACGGTGGAGGAGCAGAATCAAATACATTAAACCATTCCCAAAACAGGTTCTATGTTGCATCATGTGGAATACATTTTATACAATGCAATAGTAAAGCTAGAAAACACACTGAGTAAAATGAATACTGGATAATGAGAGACTGTGGTTGTATAAAATCAACAAAATCTAATTGGTATGATTGTGATTATGTAGAAATTGACCCGTCAAAGTTCCCACCATTTGAAATAATAAAAATTGCTGACAGATTAGAGTCTATAACACAACAAGATAATGACAACTCTACTGAAAAAAGACCTGTTGACTATTTTATGGAGTCAACATAAATAAAATCTGATAACCACACAATTAACCCAGATGTAATACAATTAAATCACGGAAGTGTATGTGTTTACAAATCTGTTAAAAAGTAAAAATTACTCAAGATGTATCAAGATGTAGACATTAAATATCTAAATCTTGTATCTCAATTAAGAGTCAAAAATGTGGCTGTTTAAGGACCATAGAATCTCATAAGATTAGTATATATACAAAACTAAATGGAAGTGTTACAAATAAGACTTATGAGTGACCTGAAGAATGTAAGTGTATAGAAAGGTTTCAAGATAGACTTGTCATCATATTTAGATGGTTTACAGATTTATACAGACAAAATATGGACTATTGTGATGATTTATATGACACTGTACAGAGTTTTGAACAAAAAGTTCTATGAGGATTAACAAAGGATTGAAGGTAATGGGTTTCCAATAATGCAAAGTAGGATGTTAAAACTCATATTTATGAAAATTGGTTCAGAGTAATTAGCAGAATGTAAAAAGGATCTGAGAAAAATGGATGAAATGATGGAGACAATCATCATATTTGCAAAATCAGATGGTTATGGAAGATCTCAGCTGATGACATATTTATCGTTTTAGTTTATAACTAAAAGTATAATATTAATGAAAAATAAAACATTTGAGGAATCATTATGTGATTATGAAAATAATTGTCTAGTAATACCCCCCTTAAGAAAGCTTGAAGATCAAATTATAGTTTGTAATTATGGCACAGAATAGAATGGATTAAGCAAAGTCTAGATAAACTCAGCGATCATGTTGGCAAAATATTATTCAACAAACCCAATGAACCCGAGTAATGACAATTTGTAAAAATCAATGAATGAGCAATTTATAGATGTCAAAAACTATTTCAAAATGGATAATAGAATATGGACCGAAGGTCTAACAAGGACATTAATCCAATATTCTTATGAACAGCAAGTGGCGGAAGATATTGATTACAATGAGGATATGATTAACTAGACTCATGAAGAAATGGTAAAATAATGGAAACATCTATCAAAACTGAAATTTAAGTAAATAAATGTAAAACCCAAAGACACTGAAATGACAACTTAACCAGTATCAAGTCTAGTTACTGGGAACCAAAAATGTGTATCATTTAGAATAGATCTTATACTAAAAACTCGTGAGGGTTCTTCAAAATCTCTAAAAAAGTTCTGCCCAATAATAACACAAGATATAAAAAAGGGAACACTTTTAATATCAGTTGCTGATGGATATGGGACCACAACATCAGCAATAATGTCAGTTTATGATTGGATAGATTGCATATAACATTCATTAAACTTCAATGAATGGTAAATTTAGAGAGCATTCAACATGCAAGTGCCACCTGAAATTAACAATTCTTAATATTTGAATAGATTGTTAAATAAATTAGATGTCTGTTCATGGACAAACAACTAATCAATTGCTGTGCATGTTGAGAGATGCTAAAAAGAAATCCTTGATCACATAAATAACTATGAGCAAATACTTCTTTACTGTGATATAGAATAAACAATGCATAGTGGTGGTGAGATGTATATAATAGGTTTAATCAACTTCTGGATTGTCACAAGGAAACTAGCATCAAAGAAACCTTTAAGAAGTGTAACAAAATACTATGTTAAAAATTAAGCACAAACACAAGTTTACACTTATTAACTTGAGTTTTTATTTAAAACAATGTATAAGGTAATTGAAACACCTCTCTGCCAAGAGCATCTCTCTGAATTCATTGTATATATTGATATATTAGAAATTCAACCAGAAATTGATATAGATTTTCTAGATATATTTGAAACGAAGGAGTTGTATGCTTACATTAATCTATCTGATGAAATGAATAGAATCATTTTTGATCCATATAGAGTCTATAACCCAATGCAAAAGGAGTTGAATAATAATAATAAAATGAGTGATGAGCTTATGAGCTTTACTAGGCCGTTTGGTAATCTGTAATTGACCCAGTAACTAACAAGAAAAATAAACGATTAATCGTCAAAAGATATGTTAAGAATAATAAAATCACTACACAGAAACAACAAAATATATGAGACTGCGAAGAAATTGAGAGTAAGGCCTTTAATATCATATGTTGCTAAATCAAGAGATAAATCACCAATAGTTGTCCAATATGCAATATATCGTGTTTTATATTAAATACTAAGGATTAAGGAGCATGAAACTGATAATAGAAAAATAATTAAGAGTAGCAATTTGTAATAGATCATAAATGATTCATCAAAGAAATATAATTCAGATATGAAATCCGTATTACAAAATTACGGAAGAGAATAAATGGAGTGTGTAAGTGAAGCTTTATGTGATACAGGTGTAAAGTTATACGATGATACAAAAATAAGTATTATTAATAGATAAGCACCATTAGGAAGCAGTTTAGAAGAGATCTAATTATAATAGTTAGAGAGACCACGTCAAGGATAAGTTTTTTCGTAGAAATAACAGAAAGAACCGTCACATATAGATGATATTGAATTAACAAAGAGTTCTGCTATAATGATGATAAAGTCTGCACTTCAAACATATGAAAACTTTTGTTCAATTAGTAGATAGAGAGATAAACAGATAAAATTGTAAGATATATTTCCTGGAAAACATGGTTAAAGAAAGGCTATACTATCTGATAATAAATTAAGATCTAGATTGTACTATAGATCTTCAAGGCAAGGGGTCAAAAGTCCAGATTATTATGTCATGGCTTTTAATGATTGGGTTATACATGATTGTCCGTTTAGGTTGCTGAATAAGGGTAGAAACATATATAATCCATGGTACTGGATTGATTAAAACAATTGTTATGTTATAGACTAAACATCAAAACTAATAAACTAAATAACACATAATACAAATTATATTAAAATGTATATAGTTGTGTCAGG